TAAAAGGAAAAAAATGAGCTTTTTAAACGATATTATTAAAAATTCAGGTAATGAATACGCTTGCACAGTGGAAGACGGTATTGACGGCAGTGATGTTAAGGGTTTTATTGATACAGGCAGTTACGCATTTAATGCTTTGGTGAGCGGTTCCCTATACGGAGGAATCCCAAACAATAAGATCATTGCTTTGGCTGGTGAGTCTGCCACAGGCAAGACCTACTTTGCTATTGGCATGGTGAAGCGATTCCTGGAAAATAATAAAGATGCTGTGGTTCTTTACTTTGATACGGAACAAGCCGTGACTTCAGACATGTTTATCAGTCGTGGTATTGACTCTAAGCGTGTGGCTATCTTTCCTGTAGCGACGGTGGAAGAGTTTCGCAAGCAACTTATCACTATTGCCGACAAGTACCTAGAGCAAGATATTGCCAAACGAAAGCCTATGATGGTTGTGTTAGACTCTCTGGGAATGTTGTCTACAAGCAAGGAAATCAACGACACAACAGAAGGCAAGGAAGTGCGAGACATGACTCGTGCTCAAGTTATCAAGAGCACATTCCGTGTGCTTACTTTGAAGTTGGGTAAGGCAGGAATTCCTCTTATCATGACTAATCACACCTACGATGTTATTGGATCTTATGTTCCAATGAAGGAAATGGGCGGAGGTTCAGGTCTCAAGTATGCTGCATCTACCATTGTATTCTTGTCAAAGAAGAAGGACAAGGATTCAGAAGGTCAGGTTATTGGCAACATTATTCACTGCAAGTTATACAAGAGTCGCCTAACCAAAGAGAACCAAATGATTGATGTTCGACTAAATTACGACAGCGGCTTAAATCTTTATTACGGATTACTTGACTTAGCTCTAAAGCATGGTATATTTAAGAAGGTCTCAACTCGCATTGAACTTCCTAACGGAGACAAGACTTTCGAGAAGACCATTAACGATGATCCAGAGAAGTTTTTTACCCCAGACGTAATGGCACAATTAGAACTTGCAGCAGCAAAAGAATTTAAATACGGTCAATAAAATATGAAAGATTTTGAGCATGTCCTTTTAGAAGGACTTCTCTTTCGAGAAGACTTCTACAAGAAAGTTATTCCGTTCATTAGTTTGGAATACTTTCATCGAAACCCAGTGCAGATGTTATACACCTGCATTCATGACTTTGTTATTCAGTATAACAGTTGTCCTTCAAAAGAGGCAATCAGTATTTGTCTAGAAAAGCATAAGGGTATTAGTCAGGCAGACTATGATATTTGCATTGAGATGCTAGAGTCATTTCAAAAAGAAGAAGCAGATAAACACAACATTGATTGGTTGGTGGAAGAAACCGAGAAGTTTTGTAAGGAGAAGGCTCTCTACAACGGCATCATGGAATCTATTCACATCATTGACGGCAAGAGCAAGGATAAGACCAAGACGGCTATTCCTGACATCTTAAGCAAGGCTTTGTCTGTGTCTTTTGATACACACATTGGACATGATTATCTAGAGGATACTGAACTTCGATACGATTTCTATCACAAGGTAGAGCAACGAGTTCCGTTTGATCTAGAGTATCTGAATACGATTACTGCGGGTGGTACACCAAACAAGACGCTTAATATTGTCATGGCTGGAACTGGAGTCGGTAAGTCTTTGTTCTTGTGTCATCATGCGGCTAACTGTATCTCTCAGGGCAAGAATGTTCTCTATATTACTTGTGAAATGGCAGAAGAAAGAATTGCAGAGCGCATTGACGCAAATCTATTGGATACCACTCTAGATTCGTTACGAGATCTCAGCAAAGAAGTCTACGACAAAAGAATTGATAACATGAAGCAAACAGTCAAGGGTAAACTCATCATTAAAGAGTATCCTACTGCAAGTTCCAGTGTGAATCATTTCCGTGTGCTGTTGGATGAGTTGTGGCTCAAGAAGAAGTTCAAGCCTGATGTAATTTTTATAGATTATTTGAATATCTGTGCATCATCTAGAATGAAGCAGGGTACGAATGTAAACTCATACACCTATATCAAAGCCATTGCAGAAGAACTACGAGGTTTAGCCACAGAACGAAACGTTCCTATCTGGTCAGCCACACAGGTTAATCGTGTTGGCTTTGGTAATTCAGATTTCGGTTTGGAAGACACGAGTGAATCGTTTGGTCTTCCTGCCACTGCTGACTTCATGATTGCCTTGATTGCCACAGAACGCCTAGATGAAATCAATCAGATCATGGTTAAGCAGTTAAAGAATCGCTACAACGATACGGTGGCTAATCGTAAGTTTGTACTTGGCATCAATCGAGCCAAGATGAAGTTGTACGACATTCCAAAGTCACAACAGCCTCAGTTATCAGACAGCAATCCACAAGATGCTCCTGATAATGACGAAGATCGATTTAATAGTAAGTTCAAGAAATCAAATAAATTTACAGGATGGAAAGTATGAGTATATACATCGACAAAAAGTTTGTTAATTTTGTAGGAGCAAGTCTAGAGAAGTTTGCTTGGAAAAAAGATACTCTTGCTTCTTGTCGCTGTCCTATCTGCGGAGACTCCTCTAAAAATAAAAACAAAACTAGAGGATTCTTCTTTGTTAACAAGAATAAATACTTTTACAAGTGCCACAACTGCGGTGTTTCGTGTAACTTGTACGGATTCCTAGAGAAAGTTTCTCCTTCTTTGTGTAAGGAGTATTCGCTAGAAGTCTGGAAGGATGGAGACGGACTAAAGACAAAAAAGAAAACAGAACCAGTAGTGGCTATTAAAAAAATAAAGAAAAAGTATACAATAGAGTTGCCTTCAGTATCAGAACTTCCACCAAACCACCCATGCAGAACATTCGTAGAACTTAGAAAGATTCCTAGAACCGCATGGAAGTATCTGTACTATGCAGAAGACTTTGGAACATGGGCAAGAACAATTAACTCGGAATCTGCAGACGCACTAGAGCAAAGTTCTCGTCTAGTTATTCCTATTGTAAACGAAAAAGGTGAATTAGTTGGAGCACAAGGAAGAGCCCTTAGTGTTACTGGTGATCGCAATGCTCGTAAGACTGCTCGATACATTACCATCAAGACGGAAGGTCAAGAACACAAGGGGTGGTTTGGTTTAGATCGTGTGGATACTGGAACCATCTATGTGGTAGAAGGTCCATTAGATTCTCTATTCGTTCCTAATTGTGTTGCCATGATTGGTCTTAGTGATGCCCTAAATGTTCCAAGCCATTTGAAATCTAGATCTCTTGTATATCTTATAGATAATGAACCAAGGAACGAAGCAGTAGTGACGACAATAGAAAAACTATTAGATCAAGATAAAAAGGTTTGTATTTGGCCCGACCACATTAAATATAAGGATCTGAACGATATGATCATGGCTGGTATGTCTGAAAAAGAATTAATAAAAACCATTAAGGAAAATACTGTGTCTGGTCTATCAGGAAAAATCAAATTCAACAACTGGAAAAAAATATGAAAGAAATAGATTTCGAATCAGAAGATGCTGCTTTAATTTTTTGTTTTCTTTTAATAGAATATGTAAAAGGAACTGACCCAGAATTATTTAAAAAAGCTCATGCCTATGCTAAAGACAATACTGGTATTGATATAACAAATTTTGAAATTGATCTTGATGACGACGACGATGAAGACGACGATGACGATGAAGAAGATTTTAAGGACGACGATGAAGAAGAAGATTAAAGTTCTAGACCATGGACATGTTGAGTATGTTGAGCATATGGGAAGTTCAACAATATGCTTCTGCTATTGGAGAAATAATTGAACCATTGTTTACTAACTCTTGGAATGTTCTCACTAAATAATTTATAAATTAAAAGGAAACTTATCATGCATTTACCAACACAATTTCAACAATTCATTCACCTTTCTCGCTACAGCCGCTGGCTAGAAGAGGAGAATCGTCGTGAGACCTGGGAAGAAACTGTCAATCGTTATTTTAATTTCTTTGATGGACATCTTAAAGAAAATACCAAATGTAAGTTAGACAAAGCAACAAGAGAAGAGTTACGCCAAGCAATTCTTAATCTAGAGATCATGCCTTCCATGCGCTCTCTAATGACAGCAGGAGAAGCACTAGAGCGAGACCACACAGCAGGATATAATTGTTCATATGTGGCAGTCAATCGAGTACGAGCATTTGATGAAATTTTATATATTTTAATGTGTGGCACAGGAGTTGGATTCTCCGTAGAAAGGCAATACGTTGATAAATTACCAACAATTGCAGAGCAATTTACTGATTCGGACACTACAATTATTGTACAGGATTCAAAGGCTGGTTGGGCTAAGGCTTACAAGGAATTGGTGTCCTTACTTATTGGAGGTCAAGTTCCAAAATGGGATGTCTCTAAGGTACGGGCTTTTGGGGCGAGGCTTAAAACTTTTGGAGGTAGAGCCAGTGGACCTCAACCATTGGTTGATCTCTTTAGGTTCACTGTGGATGTTTTTAAGCGTTCCGCAGGACGCAAACTCACAAGTATCGAATGCCATGATATTGTCTGTAAAGTTGCGGAGGTTGTGGTGGTGGGAGGAGTGCGTCGATCTGCTCTTATCAGTTTATCAAACCTCACCGATGAGCGTATGCGTGATGCAAAAACTGGAGCATGGTGGGAAGCCAATCCACAACGGGCACTTGCGAATAATAGCGTAGTCTATAGTGAACGACCAGAGATTGGTACATTCATGGAAGAATGGGTTTCGCTATACAAGAGTAAGAGTGGTGAGCGTGGTATTTTCAATCGTGCCGCTGCTCAAAAACAAACACAAACATTAGGTGATCGTCGTGATGCCACTTATCAGTTTGGAACAAATCCATGCAGTGAAATTATTCTTCGTGACCGACAATTCTGTAATCTTACAGAGGTAGTTGTTCGTGCAGATGATACTGTTGAAACGTTGACACGCAAGTGTCGTCTTGCTGCTATTCTTGGTACATGGCAAGCATCTTTGACACACTTTCCATACCTGTCTAGCGAATTTACAAAAAATTGTGAAGAAGAAGCATTATTAGGAGTATCTCTTACAGGTATTTTGGATAATCATATTATGCGTGGCGAATCTCAAAATGATATTGCTGAATTGCTCGTAGACCTCAAGAAGATCACAATAACAACCAACGCAGAATGGGCAAAGAAGTTAGGTATTAATGCAGCGGCTGCTATTACTTGTGTGAAACCGAGTGGAACAGTATC